CCTGAAGAGGTCAAACCAAAAGAAGAGGAAGCCGCCCCTACCGAAGAAGAGGAGTCCACAGAAGAAATTCAAGACGAATCATTAGAGGAGGAAGATCAGGAGCTAGAAGCATCAGAGTATGATGAAGAAGGTTCTGAAGATCAAACCGATGATGAAGAAATCGAAGAACCAGAAAGTGATGAGCCGGATCTATATTCTGTAACTGTAGATGGTGAAGAGCATGAGGTTACCTTTGATGAGCTTCTGAAAGGCTATTCACGCCAATCGGATTATACAAGAAAAACTCAGCAATTATCTAATTTAAGGAATGAGTATGAGGCCGCAAAACAACAGTATGAGCAGTCTATCCCTCAATTAGATGAACTGAAACAGCAATACTCCACAGCTTTAGGACAACTTATAAATCAATCCCATGCCGGATTAGAGAGATTTAATATTGATTGGGGAAGGCTAAAAGAAGAAGATAGTGAGCGATACCTTATGATGAGGGATGAGTTTAGGCAAGCTCAAGATAATATTCAAAAACTCCAGTCTAAAAAGAAATATGAAGACTCTCAAATAGCTGAACAGCAGAGGCAGAGACTACAACAAGTAGTTGAGCAAGAGCATCAGTCTATGACCCAATTAATCCCAGAGTGGGGAGATCCTAAAACTAGAAGCGAAATTTCTCAGTCTATAAAGGAGTACGGTTTATCTGTTGGTTTTACAGAACAGGAGTTGTCTACTATTGTAGATCATAGGCAATTAATTTCTTTATTGAAAGCAATGAGCTTTGACTCTATAAATGAGCCAGAGCTAAAGGCTAAAAAAATAAAAAATAAACCTAAAGTTGTAAAGCCCGGAAAAGGTAAATCTAAAGACAGGGAAGCTAAGCGGAGTAAAGCTAACCAAATGAAGCGCCTTCAACAATCAGGTCATGTCAGGGATGCGACCTCATTGTTTGAGGATTTCGTTGATCTTTAATTAGGAGAAAATGTTATGGCAGTTCCTTCAAATACGAGAGTCACCTATGGTGCTATAGGCATCAGGGAAGACTTGAGTAATATCATATATAACATTTCGCCTACTGAAACTCCATTTCTAAGTGGTTGCGGTCGTGAGACTGCGGATAATACTTACTTCGAGTGGCAGACCGATGCACTTGCGGCGGCGGCGGCTAACCGCGCTACTGAAGGTGACGATCCGGCCTCCACAGCAGTAAGTGAACCCACTAGAGTAGGGAATTACACCCAGATTTCCGTGAAAGCGGTGCAGACCTCTGGAACAGCAGAGGCGGTCGATTTTGCTGGGCGTAAATCTTCNCAAGCGTATCAGTTNGCGAAACGTGCTAAAGAAATGAAGCGCGATATGGAAAAGATGTTGATGGATAATGTGGCACAATCGGCTGGTGCTGGCCCTTCACCCGGCCCTGCAACCGCGAGAGCGACAGCAGGTCTAGGAGCATGGGTAGCTACCAATTACCACACTTTAGGAGGCGCACCTTCACCACCCGGTTTAGGCTCCGCATCCAATGGTAATGGTACTAACACCGCTAGTGATGCTACATCAACAGGTACACTAACCGAAGCTGGAATGAAGACCGTAATCAAAGAATGTTTTGATAGCGGTGGAACTCCAGACACCATTCTTGTTGGCTCTGCTAATAAGCAGGTGATTTCGGCTTTAACACAAACGGTATCAAGTCTGCGTACAGATGCTAACAAACAGGCTCCAGCCCATGTGGTTGCTTCTGTTGACGTATATGTTTCCGACTTTGGGTCGTTTAAAATTATCGCCGATAGGTTCCAGAGAGCTAGAGACTGCTGGTTTATAGACTTTGATTTTTGGGCTGTGGCGTATCTGCGTCCTTTCCAAACTGAAAGTCTAGCAAAGACTGGGGACAGTATTAAGCAAATGATTATTGCTGAGTACGGTCTCATGTCTAAGAACCAAGCGGCTAATGGTTTCTTAGCAGACGTATAGGTGTGATAGTAGTGGGGGCTTAACAGCCCCCTTCTACTTATGAAAGAAAATATAAAAGATTATCTGTTTCACAAGAAGCGTTTTTTAAGTATAGATTTTTGTGAATACGCTTTAGAGACATTGAAGAAAAGTCAGTGGGAAAATCACGACTTTACTGGTTATGAAACAAATGATCCTGAACACGGATTAGGATGGGAAAGAGAGGTTAAGTCTAAACCTTCTGGAAATGCAGAACCAGAATTTGTAGGATTTAAAAGCCCTGACTGGAGTGAGGATCATGCACACATAAACAATGTTATTATAAATGGTCTATCTAAAGCATTAACAGAATATGTAAGAAGTTTTGGTTATAAGTGGTTTGATGGTTGGAATGGTTATTCAGTGATTAAATTTTTAAAGTACGCTGAATCACATCAAATGGCAGAACACTGTGACCATATTAATTCATTGTTTGATGGAAATGTAAAGGGTATCCCGATGTTGTCTATCGTAGGACAATTAAATGAAGACTTTGAAGGTGGTGAGTTTGTAATGTGGGGAGATCAAGTTATTCCTTTTGAAGCCGGAGATGTTATTATATTTCCATCTAACTTCATGTATCCGCATAGAGTAGAGCCTGTAACTAAAGGAGCAAGATATTCATATGTCTCTTGGGCATACTAAATTCAAAATAATAAGGGGATTATTAACTGGTGAACTGCTGGATTTTCTTGGCGTATATGCCTATAACAAAGCAACACTTCCTGATGCCATACCAACAAAAGAGACTCACGGATTTGTAGACGACCAGATACCTAACACCCCTGCTTGGCATGATGACTTAGCAATGAAGAACTTACTATGTTATTTATTGCCTGACATGGAAAAGCATACTGGAGTGGAGTTAATCCCAACATACTCTTATCTTAGAGTCTATAAAAAAGGTGATGAGTTAAAGAAGCATACGGATAGACATAGTTGTGAGTTTAGTGTTACCTTAACTTTAAGAAGAGAATTAAATGAGGATATATGGCCTATCTATTTAGATCCCTTCAATGAGGGTAGAGACTTAACTTACGGAAGTAGGAAGGTAGACTTAGATGTAGGAGATGGCCTTATTTACAAAGGAATTAAAACCCCTCACTGGAGGGATAAATTTGAGGGCAGTAAACTAGCCCAAGTATTTTTACATTATGTGAGGAGGTAGTTATGAAAAAAGGCGTTGAGCATTGGTCAGACAGCAAGGCAGGAGTTAAAGCTGACAAATCTTTCAAGAGTTCTGGGGATGCTTATGGCGGCATTACAGGTATCATTGCTAAATTGGGTACTGGCGGAAACGTCAAAGGCCAAGCAAATCAAAAAGAGAAAGGATAATGAGCAAGAAAAGAGTAGAGGGGCCAATTAATTTAGTTGACCCAATTAAAACTGGGACTAAGAATAGCGGATCTTCCGATATAGAAAAAGCTATAAAATCTTTAAATTCAGGAAAAAGCGGTTATAAATCGCCGGGTAATAGTATAAAATATGAGGTCAAAGATCCTCTAAAATAAGGAGTTAAAATGTTTGTTTATGCTAAAACCCCCACTATTTGTGTAGTTGATAGTGTTGTAAGTCCTGAAGAGTGTAATTCTGTTATTTCTCACGCTGAAGGAAAACTGGAAAGAAGTACGGTAGCAACTGATGAAGGATTGGTTCCTGACAAAGCTAGAACCTCTCATGGAGCTTGGATCGATCATAAAGATTTTTCTGAGATAACCCAAAGGATTTCCGACATTGTAGCTATACCTTTAGAAAGAGCAGAGCCGATTAATGTTCTTAGATATAATCCAGATCAGGAATATAAACCACATTATGATGGCTTGAGTGGTCAACATTTAGAAAACGGTGGTCAACGGTTATTAACTGCTATGGTGTACTTAAACAATGCAGTTGGTGGTGGAACAGCCTTTCCTAAATTAAACATTGTAGTAGGTTCTATAGGTGGAAGATTGTTATTATTTGGAAATGTAGATGAGAATAATCAACCACATGAACTTTCACTTCATCAAGGACTTCCGCCCCATGAAGGTGAGAAGTGGGTAATGACATTATGGTTCAGAGAAACAAAGATCAATTAGAAAGCTTTATTATAAAGCAAATGAAAGCGCAAAAGATCGCGCCTAAACCGCAGTCTAAACCAAAGACCACTATGGAGCATTTAGAGGCTTGGAATGGAAAAAGTGGAGGCAAGGTCGGCGGAAAGGGGTTTTTAGGTGGCTAGAAAAAAAGGAACTTTATTAGACGTTCAGCCGGGTTCTTATGATGTTTTCCATGAGGAGCCAGAAGGTAATGATACATATACTTATACAGTAGAAACCAGACCTGATCCATTAGTTAGACAGGAAATACTTGATGCTAACAAGCGTCAGTACAATGACTATGGTGACAAATTATCTCTTGGTAAAAGGGGTGACTGGCATCATGCCGCAAGAATACCCAAAGATATATGGGACGCATGGTTGAGGGAAACCAATGGTGAGGTTGCAAAAGATCCAAAGATATTAGCCGCCAAACTAAATGATCCTGATAACAAATTTCTAAAAACCGCACCAACAAATCTATAGAGGAAAATAAGATGGCAGATTTATACAGATTAAATAACTTTAACTACACGTTTACTGCTACTGATAGTTCGGTGCTATTGAGCGATGCTATATCTGCACAATGTAATGCAATTATAATCAATGCAAGTGAGCCTGTATTTATTAAAATAACAAAGCATGGCGATGCGGCAACTGCTGGATCTTGTGGCTATTTTATAAAAGACTGGCCTCATTATGTGCGTGTCAGTGGCGGAGATCGTATTGCAGGGCTAAGAGCAGGATCAAGCAACTCTGTAGTATACATTACTGAATTGACTGAATGACAACAGGTGTTTCAACAAGATTAGCTTTTGATGTACCTTATAGATTAGCTAATAAACTCCACTCTATTACCACCTCTACTACATCGGCTGAGATGGCAGAGGCCGTAGGTTCTGGTATAAGTGCTGTAATGATAACAGCTACAGAAGATGCTTACCTTGCGTTTGGTGGAGAAGTATCTAATGTTGAATGGAGTGAAGCGTCTGGCGCATGGTCAGCACAAACAAACACATGGAAAGAATATGAGCCAACAGGGGAAGGTTACCAAGAGAAAGACTGGCCTACCTATTGGCGTATTAGCGCAGGACAAAAGGTAGCGGCATTGCAGGTTAACACAGCCGGGACAGTATACATTGCGGAGATGACAAGATAATGGCGATAGGAACTTATGCGGAACTCCAGACTGCTGTGGCTAACTGGCTAGACAGGGGTGACCTAACAGACAGAATAGTGGAGTTTATAGATTTAGCTGAAGCAAGAATGAATCGTAATCTAAGATTGCGACTTATGGAAACTACAGCTACAGGAACCTTAACAGCAGGAACTAGAGAATATAACTTGCCAACCGACTATATACAGGCAAGGGAATTTCATTTAACTACTGACCCTCTTGTTCCTTTGTCATATGTTACGCCAGAATTAATGACTAGAACTTGGGGTGGATCAACAAGTGGTACTCCGCAAATGTTTACAATTATAGGGGACAAGTTTAGGCTTGGCCCTGCACCATCTAGTGCCGATGGCTATTCAATGCTTTACTATAAAAAAATTCCTGCATTGACTCCAGCGGCAACCACCAATGATATGCTTACAAATAATCCCGATGTTTATTTATACGGATGTTTACTAGAAGCAGAACCATTTTTACAGAATGATGAAAGGGTACAGTTATGGGCTACCGCTTATCAGCAAGCAGTTGCAGATTTACAAGTTCAGGATAATAAAGACCGCCACTCTGGTTCTGAGCTAAGAGTAATGAATACTGGCGGATATTATTGAGGAATAAAAAATGGCACTTGAAACAGCAACATATATCAGTCAATTAGTAGACACTAATCCTACTGCAAGCGACCCTGTATCACAAGGTGACGATCATCTTAGATTAATTAAGTCAGTGCTACAATCACAGTTCACTACATTAGGTGCGGCGGCAGTAACCACTACGGCGGCAGAACTAAACCTATTAGATGGTAAAACAGCAGTAGGTGATGTTACTGGGCCGGGATCTTCAACTGATAATGCAATTGTCAGGTTTGACGGTACGGGTGGAAAGACCCTACAGAATACATCTACAACCACCATTAATGATAATGGAGATATTGTAGTTGGAGGTACAACTCCACTAGTTACAATAGGCGATGGTGGAGCAGAAGATACCATGCTCGTCTACGATGGAAATGCACAGGACTACAGAATTGGTTTAGATGATGGTACAGACAAGCTAGAAGTAGGAGTTGGATCAACTCATGGAACCACAATATCTTTTACCGTAGATTCATCCGCTGATGTAGACTTTAATGATAATGTTGTAAGCAAGCCAGAAATAAAAGATTACGCAGAAAGTTATACCGCGTCATCAGGCAATGGTACTGTGACGTTGGATATTGAAAATGGCAATGTTTTTCAACACACAGCATCTGGAGGTAATGTCACATTTGCTTTTTCCAATCCATCCGCATCAGGAAAATCCTGTGCCATTACTTTAAAGTGGATACAAGACTCTTCTGACAGAACGATTACTTGGCCGGGATCAGTAGATTGGGCAGGTGGTTCTGCTCCAGATGTCACAAGCGGAAGTGGAAAGGTAGATGTATACACTTTCTTTACGGTTGACGCAGGAACGACTTGGTATGGTTTTCAGGCAGGCGCGGACTTATCGTAATGTCGGCCTTCACCGAAAAAAATACATTAATGGGCGCGGCTGGAGTTGAAACATCTGGAGATCGCGGTGTTGCGATGGCGGCAGAAACAGACAGCGGTCACACAAATGTTATTCAATACGTTGAAATATCGACAACTGGAAATGCCACAGATTTTGGTGATTTAACTGGCACTTACACTTATGGCGGTGCTTGCTCCAATGGAGGCTCTGACAGGGGCATACATGGTGGTGGTCAAGGATACACGGATGTCATTGATTACATCACGATTTCAAGCCCCGGCAACGCGACTGACTTTGGCGACCTCACAGTTGCCCGTTCAAACACTTGCGGTCTTTCAAACTTAAAAGATGATCGCGGTGTTTTTGCAGGTGGTAGTGTCTCTGGAGGTCAATCTGATGTAATGGATTATGTCACTATCAGTTCTACAGGCGATGCTTCTGATTTTGGTGATCTTCCATCAACCCATAAATCAAGTAATGGTGCTTTCTCAAACGGAACAGATGATCGCGGTGTTATAGGTGGTGGGTGGACACCTTCAACTTATTCCGATGTTATTTCCTATATCACCATTACCAGCACTGGCAATGCTTCTGATTTTGGTGATTTAACAGTAACAAGAAGAGCAGTTCAAGGGGTGAGTAATGCAACGGGAGGTCGCGGTGTTTTTGCTGGCGGCGTTAATAGCAGTGGAACCCGTGTTAATACAATGGACTATGTGACGATTGGATCGACAGGCAATGCCACAGACTTTGGCGATCTTTCTGTTGCCAGAAGTTTAGGAGGCAATAGTGGGGCTTCAAACGGAACCAATCAACGCGGACTGTTTTTTGGCGGAGACACTCCATCATACAGCGATGTCATTGATTACATCACAATCGACAGCACTGGCAACGCCACAGATTTTGGTAACTTAATCGCCGCTGGAAACGGAGTGGCTGGATGTAGCAACGCATGAGCAAAGAAATATCCATAATATCTGACATCAACTCAGAGCTTGCTGTAATTGATAATAAAAAAATGGCAAAGATCAATGAGAGAATGAAGGAAATTGATCGCGCTAATCTCACGGCATCCAAAAAGAATACGCAATCCACAAGTCAGTTGATGACTTTGACAATGCTGTGTGATGCGCCGTACAGAAGGTTGAGGCAAGTATTGTCGCAGATCGAAAGAAAAAGAGAAGCACTAGAAGATGCTTCATTCCGTTTTAGAAAACAAAAAATACAAATAGATCGGTATCGTAAAAGTGGCGATGAGTTATTAATTCTTAAAGCTGATGAATTAGAAAATCAAATTTTAAGATCTAAGAACTACATTGAAGCCGCACTAAAAGAGTTGGCGACTTATCAAGATGTCTATGAGGAGATAAAAACTTCTCATAATATTCCTGATAATTGGGATGAGATGGACATGGAGAAAGAAGAAATATCTAACCACATCAGAATGGCGTTCAGAAATGGCGTGAGAAATATGGTGACCAACGGCACTTTAGGTAATGGGACTTTGGAATATTTGGAGCAGTTTGGCATTCACCCTATAACTGCTAAGCAAGTCATAACAGACTATCTTTCTGACGTTGAAAAAATGATTAATGAAAAAAAGATGCCATCTATAAATCATTTGTACGACTTTTTGGATCAATGTTCTGACATTTTTCAAGACGCTCATAAAGCCGTTATGAAGAGAATTGGAATTCACGAACTGATTAAGGATGAATATTTATTTCAAGAAATGAGGGACACAGCATGAACTACGCTAAAATTGATAACGATCAAATTGTCAAATATCCGTATACGATTATTGATCTTAAAACAGATAACCCTAACGTCAGTTTTCCAAAAAACGCTTTAAGCATATCAGATATTAGAGAAGATTATAGTATCGTTGAAGTTGCGCCTGTGTCTGC